GGCGACCACAAGCGCCAACGAACCACTCAACGCCAGCTCCTGCTTTTTTTCCGTCAAAAGCGGGATAATAGGGGTACTTGCGAGCCATTATTTGGTCTTTCCGAATGCTTGGTCTTTTGGATTTAGGTAACGCAAAACCACTGGAAGGGCTGCAGCCCAAAGAGCGTTGGCTGTCAATTTGATGTCACTGGTTGCAACATATGTTGCAACACCTGCACCGAGTACGCTTCTTGCGTAAGAGGCAAGCATTGCCTTATTTTGTTCTGTAATTTTGATCATATAATCTCCTTCGTGACATTAAATCACTATGTTAACATTATACCTTACTCGTTATTTTTAGGCTGAGTCTTTACTCCGCCAAAGACAGCAGAGATTTCATCATCATCAAGCTTGCCATCATCAAGGAAAGCACTAGCTAGACCCTCAACAACTTTAGCGACTCCGCCAATCCCAGCCATAAAGATGGCTTGAGGGAGATTAACTCCAGCGATAGCGCCAGCTCCAATTACTCCAAGACCAGATGCTCCGAATACAGCAAGTATTCTTAATAAAATATTATTAACTTTAGACATTAATCTTCCTTTTTAATTAAAACTCCAAACATGTGAACAGTAAAGGCAGCAATGGTTAGCCATAGTCCATAAGTTTGTGTTTTGCCGGATAATGTAATTAGAACAATTACACCTCCAGATAGTGTCCATGCCAAAGCATGGAGTTCTTTTAATATTTTTTTAAACATTATCTTCTCCTTGATCGGCTATTACCCCGATCTGTGTTACCGGAACCACCACTTCCTGATGGTCCTCCAGCTCCTCCACCCGATGGTGCAGAACTGCCTCCAGAGGGCATAGGAGCCGTTGTAATCGTTGTTAAAGCTGTTGTTACAGCAATGAGCGCTCTTCTCGCTTTTACATCTATTCCAGAGCCTGTAGGCACATAGTCGTCAAGACCTTCTCCGAAGATGTCAATTTCTCCCTCAAAAGCTTCTTTGATTTCAGTTGGGGCATCGGTAAGTGTTTCAACAAGAGCAGCTTCTTCCGCTAAAGTAAGATTATCAACAGCAATTTCTTGGAAGATTTCTGTAGCCTGATCTGCGTCAATACTTTCCAAAACCTTTGCACTTGTAGCAAGGTCGGTTGCTTGGTCTTCTGTAACACCAAGTTCCAAAACACTGTCAACAGCATTAGACACTTGTTCTTCAGAAACAGAATCTGACTCTAAAATTCCAACAACCGCTTCAAATTGTTCATCTGACAACGGCGTATCTAATACAGAGTCAATAACTGATGCAAATTTTTCATCCGAGATTGGCTCATCAAAAATAGAATCAAGGGCAGCAGAAAATTGTTCTTCAGATAACGGCTCAGAAAAGACTGCATCGACAGCAGCTTCAAATTGGTCTGCACTTAGTTGAGATGTATTGTCAAAGACAGCCTCCACTGCAGCAGAGAAGTTTTCGTCAGACATAGGACCATCAAACACTGAATCAATAACTGTAGAAAACTGCGAATCAGTTAAATCTTGACCAAGAAGAGAATTAACCACTGCCGTAAGTTCTTCAGGAGTTCCGGCATCTGCTACTAAGTCATCAACGGCATTTGCAAGGTTTGCATTGGTTATAGGTGCATCGAAAATATCATCAACCGTTGCGTCTATAGTTTCTTGAACCTCTTGGGGAACTTCAATTGTTGGCGTTGGGTCTTCAGGAATTTCAACAGGTGTTGTATCTATTTCTGGAGTAGAAACTGGAGTTTGGTCCAACTCGGGAATTGAAACAGTGGTGTTTTCTGTTGGAAGTGTTTCAACAGGAGGGGGAACAACTTCCTCAACAGTCGTTGTAGTCGGTTCAGGCTCAGGTGCTATAGTTGTTGTAGATGAAGATGTTGTTGTGGTCGGCACCACTGTCGTTGTGGTTGTGGTTGTTGTGGTGGTCGTTGTAGAAGTTGTCGTGGTTGGCTCTACAGTGGTAGAGGTGGTTGTGGTTGATTCTACTGTCGTGGATGTTGTGGAAGTGGTCTGAGTAGACCCAACACCATTGAAGCTCAGTTCATACTGTAAGTTCCACCCTTGGTTTGTATGCCAACCATCAGGGTTGTTACAGCAAATACCAGCCCTTAGTCTATAACGACCAGCAGGCACCTCCATTGAGATATACGACTGCAGACCAATGGAATCATCAATGCTGTAGAGAAGCGTTCCGGCTTCGTTATATAGCCACAACATTGGATCTGAGTTGTACCCAGTGACCATGTAGGTTTGGGCTATAAACTGTGTTGTCTCACTATAATCAAACCAAACATCTGTTGGCTCTGTGATTATTAAGTTTTCAGCTTTAGCCGGAGATGCAAAAAGAGAGAGAATAATTGCAGGAATTAATATCCATGCACTTTTATTAAATCTTAATTTTCTCACATAACAATTGTATATGAGTTAAAATTAAGTTGCGTATTCAACTCCACTAATCGACAGAGTAATACTTGCATTTGCTTGAGAAAGATAAAGATTGGAGTTAGCAGGAAGAACAACAATTCCGTTATAAGCAACTGTTTCGTTTGGTGCAACAGTAAATGATTTTAGAATTGCATTATTATTAGCAGCTGCTGAGACACCTGACACAAGTAAATGTAAACTGCATGTTGCTGCACTTGATGTGAAGTTGCACAAGTTAATGTTTTTAACAATAGAATAGCTTCCAGCATTGTTTGATATAGTAACAACATTAGCTGCAGTGTCAGCTCCGATATACAGAAGCTTTGGTGTTAAGTTTGCCATTTAAACCCCCATCCACTGCAAGATAGCAGTGTCATATGTATATGTATTCATGCTTTGAATCGTATTTGAATCAAGAACATGGTCAACAACAGCCCCGGCTAAATGGTTCTGTGCTGTAGTACCATCATACCCTCTAACGCTTATAGTTAGAACATCTCCTGAACGAGAAGACACGAGCATTTTTTCTTCCGCTGCTTCACCACGACTTACAATGATTGCAAATGGATTGTTGGCACCTGTGGGGAAAGACGAACCGGAACCAAGGGTAATAGATGACGCTGAGTTTGCGACATTGCTTGGCAATGTCGTGCTTAAAACAGCTCCAGCAAATTCTCTTCTTTCCATTTAAACCTCTTTAGTCAAGGCTGATGTCAAGATCGCCTGTTGCGATTCTCAATGTATCGCCTGCATCAAGGCTTTTACTTGTTGCGAGAGTTCCCCACACAAGCAAGTTGCCTGTTGTTAAAGCATCAAAAATACCAATTGCGACAACCGTACAGGCTGGCATATTAGTGAAGTCAATGTTCCCAGTGTTTTGGGTTGCACCACTTGATGCAGCATCAAAAGCAGCAGTCTGACGAGCGTATGAACCACCACTGACCTGTGTTCCACCACCCGTATCATTTGGTGCAGCCGTATAAAGTGCTACATAAACAGTCGATGGCATTGTGTATGCCGTTGTTCCCAAAATGTGGTCAAGAACTTTGTCCTCTAAGTAATTACTAAGATTACCTGCCATAATTAATCCTCCTTAGATGCGAGATACTCTTCGATTTCGTGAGGATCCGCTCTTCTAAAATTTTCAAGACTCAAAAGGAATGCATATTCCTCGTCTGAGACTTCTTTCATGGAATCTTCTCTTGAAAAGAAAAGATTACCAGAGCTATACGAAGCTCCGCTTTCAAAAATAATCAAATTAATTGCATTTGATTTTTTAGACACTTTTGCTGGTTTTTGTTCAACACTATCTTCTGTGATTTCTGCTTTAACCTTTGGCTTTGCAGCAGCCTTTTTTGCCGGAGCCTTCTTTGCTGGCTTTGCTTCTTCACCTGATGTTGCTTTCGATGTAACGATATTATCAGTCATGGTTAATACAATACCACACTTGCTTAAATAATGCGAAAGGGAGGGGATATTTCACCCCCCCCCGATCACAAATTTTTTAATTATTACTTACAGTGTACGAAGCTTAACATTCTTACCGATTACATACGAATCAGCATTTTCAATGTTACTTGCTACTCTCATGAACTGAGTGTACTCAATGGTGTCTGTCTTTGGCTTGAACTGACGGTACACAGTGATGTCACGGTGAATACCGATAACACGGTTGTTAGGGAATGTTAGTTCAATATGACCATGTGATCCTGTTGCACCTGAGTAGTCACCCGTAGCCGTTTCTGGCATCAAAGGAACTTCAAGCAAAGGAATACCGAATGGTGAAATTCCAGTTGAACCCGGACCACCATTTCCACGCATTGTGCCCTGAAGGAATGCCACATCGCCGACCAATGAGCCGGGAGATGGTGCACCTGCAGTTGCAGCGGTTGCATCGTTTGGATTACCTAAGCTGTAGATGGTGTCTTGAACATTGCCTGAACCAGAGAAGAATCTTAGTTCATTTCTGCGCTGAAGATACTTGGTTGGCATATTGCGAAGAATGCGATCATAAGTAGCTCTTGAAACCTGATTACCAGCTTCATCGACTACACGACCGTTTGTCTTAGCAAGTTTAATAAAACCATCAAGAGCCTTGAGAAGACCGTTGTTGGAGCTTGTGTTACCGTTGATAAAGAGATCATCAAGGTCGTTTGCAGTCTGGCGAGCCATCATCTGTGCGATGTGGTCCTCCAAAGAAGCTCCCTCAATGTTGTCTTCCAACGACTCAGTTGACAGTGCCCAGTCAAGACGAAGCTTGACAGTAGACAAAGAAACTTTGCTGAATGTGACGGCTGCATTTGCACCGTCATCTGTTGCCTCGGTTGCCTTTGAAAGCAAGCGGGTGCCTACAGAAACCTTATCGATTTCCATTTGTGGTGTACGCATACGAACGACTCTTGCGTTCTGCATAAGTACAGACTGATCAATAACAAAATCAAGGAAGCGGTTTGACTGAGCTGGTTTCATCAAACCACCCGAATCATTGCCTACAACCCCAGTTGTTACTTCATTAGCCTTTGATAGAATTTCTTCTTGTGATGCCATATCTTTATTTCCTCCTATTATGACTTATAGCCCAAGGAGTTAATTAAACCTTGTGGCAAATATGTATTGTCCCAAATTGATGATGGAGCAGACTTAGTAAGTTCTTCGCCCTCTTCGTCATCTTCTGGGTCAACGCTTTTCTTGATAGCTCCGGACTTAGCAAAGGCTTGAACCTTCTCTTCTTGTTCCGACAGAGATTGCTCTGTTGCTTCTAATTTTTCTTGTAGTTCAGTTGCTTGAACTTCAAATCCCTTGGTGATGGTGTCGATTTTTTCTTGGACCGAAGCTTCAACCTCTTCTTTAATTGAAGTAGCGAAGGCAGCCAGTTTTTCGTCAACCACAGCACTAAGAGCATCTTTAAGGATTTCTAGATCCATAATTTCCTCCTGTGTGTTTTCAGTTACTTCAATTTGGATTGAAGCATTTTCTTGAACATCTGGAACAAGCCAATTGACCATACGCTTAAGTAGCGATAATCTTGATTCCTGT